ATATTTGATTGAGCTGCACCCGTTACAGTTGCTGCGGTACCAGATACATTTCCTGTTACATCACCTGTTAGCGGCCCTGCAAATGCATCAGAAGTAACTCCGTCTAGTATGTTCAATTCTGCAGCTGTTGAAGTTACGTTTGTTCCGCCAATATCTAAAGTTGTTACAGATATTTCTCCTGCCACAGTTAGCACGCCACTAGCGACAGTCATTAAGTCTGTATCACCAGTATGCCCTATTGTTGAACCATTAATAATTACATTGTCTACAGTAAGTGTTGTTAGTGTTCCTAAAGAAGTAATATTTGATTGAGCTGCACCCGTTACAGTTGCTGCGGTACCAGATACATTTCCTGTTACATCACCTGTTAGCGGCCCTGCAAATGCATCAGAAGTAACTGTACCGTCAAAAAACGCATCTTTAAATTCTACAGAACTTGTGCCTAAATCTATGTCATTATCTGTAGAAGGCACAATTGCACCATTTGTAAATGTAACTTGATCGTCTCCTCCTGCTGTTACTGTAATTACATCTGAACCACTAAATGTAATTTTAGTGTTAGTATCTCCGTCTCCTGTAATTGAATCTAATTGTATATCGCCAGCATTGGTAAAATTAGAATCACTTAAATCAAAAGTTCCTGTAACATCTAAGTTACCACCAACACTTAAATTAGCCCCTAGTGTAACGTCACCATCTGCATCCAGGAATACAGCCTTGCCTGCAGGCAGTGTACAAAATATTGTTTTATTACCAGATGCAAAATCTATTTTAGTTGTGTTACCTGCAGAAGTATCAATAACTGTAGTTCGTGCGAGAGTGTCGGGAGACGCGTCAGTTACAGTTCCAATACCTAATTCCCACGTACCATCTGATTCGTGTGCAGCAAGATAATAAGTGGTGTTTGTATCACCAATACCAGTTACAAATGTTTCAAAACCTGTTGCTGCCCCACCTAAAGAAAGTGTACCTTGACCTGTTGTGGTTGATGTTTCTTTAACTCTATCGTTAAGGACTAATGCCATAAAACCCTACCCTGATATTCTTATAACTGCATTACTCGTATCTGCGGCTGGGAATTGTATTGTTAATGTTCCTGCTGTAGTTGTAAAATCACCACCAAAATCTAAAACACATACAGCTGAATCTGTAGCAAGNCCTGCTGTTGCTGCNCCACCAGATGATTGATAGATGAGCGCGTATCNNGCNGTTGTTGAAACTGNTGTAAAAGAAGTGTCAGCAAAATCTGCAAACACAATTGCTGTGGAAGAACTTCCTGTAACCCCATTATTTGTTAGTGTGTTTCCTGCTGCAGTATAACCAGAACCTGATGCGTTTGCAGCTTCGTTGGTTGTATTGTAACCAGTTACCGCTGATGCAGAAACTGTNTTTGATGANGTNTAAAGAGCTAGTTTGTAAGTATCGCCACTAGACGAACTAAAATTGTGATTGCCTTTTAAAAGGTGTTCTTTAAAAACATTACATATTACGTTTGCCATATTATCTCCTTATGCGTTAGTAGAAGGAATAGCTAATCTAACAACTCCATCCCTATATTCTTCTCTTCGTTTTTGACCCATTTGTTCTGTTGCTAATGTGCCTATCGCATTTTTATATGCTTGTTCATACATTACTAACATATTATCTGGGCCTTTTAAAAATTTAAAAGCTTCCACTAGGCAGGCNTATAACAANGCNGTTGGTGCATTGCTACTAAGCCAAGTAGTCGTAGTACTTGAACTTAATCCTGTTGGTTGAGCATTATACTCTAGATCTATAGTATAAGCCGCATTTGGTGTTGGTGCAAGAAGTATTGAGTCTTCGTCATAGTTTGCATAATATTTTGGAACACCCGTGCTTTCTCTATTTGGCCAATATTCTGATAAAAAAGAAGCGTCTTTTTTCTGTAAAACAATTCTTTCGTTATCTGTTAATCCGCCAAGTGAACCACTAGAACTATACATAGTTATATAACGTATAGTGCTAAAATCAGTTGGAATTGATCCTGGTAATGTTACAAAAGGTGTGCTTGCAGTTACTACTGCTGTTGCATTCTTTTTAAAAGGATCAATATCTAATTCTCTATACAACCGCATTTCAGCATGTTCTATAAAATCATTGGTAATAGTTGATGTTAAAACATTGGTGTCTGTTTCTGTATAATCTAATATCTGTTGTGTTAATTCTGCGTATGTTGTCATGCTACTATTGTTACCGGACCAGCGTAAGCCCTGAACCCTCCTCCATTAATACTACCAGTTGTTGCAGTATCTGTCGATACTGAGAAAGTGTATGTGTCTGTGTCTACCACAGTTATTGTATAACCAGCAGCTAAATTAATTTTATCTGCTGTAATTCCGTCAAAGCTAACAGCACCTCTAAACCTAACTGTATCGCTACTAGATCTACCATGACTAGCTTCTGTAACTGTAATTGTAGAAGAACTAGCAGAACCTGTTTTAAAAGAATTTGTTTTTAATAAATTTGGAACAGCGGTTTCTTCTCTATCTGTTCTTGCGTTTTGTAAAGCTTGAGCATCTGCTTTGTGTGCTGTTGGTTCTATTTGTGGGTGTTTTGATTCAAATTCAGATTGATGAACAAAAGATCCATTCCATTCTTTTACCATCTCAGTGTATGGAAAAGCCAAACCACTACGATCTGATATTGCTTTTGCTTTTTTTCCTGATGCAAAGTTAGACATTTGGGTAATATGCTTTCGGTGTTATGTGTGTGCTAGTAGAAGAACCATCTTCAATTAACGCACGGTTTAATTCGTCTTCGTATATCATTTTCATTTGAGGCACTGCTTCTGGTTTTTCTTTTTGTGCTAAATAATAAGCTAGACCTGAAACCATGCAGGGAACAAAACGATAAGGAACATCACCTACATTTGTAAAGTCTCCAACATCATCTATTCTTTTTACAAAATATATATGCATGTCTGCAGAAGCAGACGTTGAATTAGGAACAGGGTAAACACTTATTGTAACACGATCAATAAAACGTTGAACATAATACTGTGTTGGTTGTCCTGTAGTTAGTTTGTTTGCTAAAGCAGAATAAGTTGAACGATCAATNTTAGTCATGGCNGTGTCTTGNTGNGTGCTTTGTGTTCTGTTNGTTCTNTNAGTTGCTTCAAGAACATCATCCATTCCATATATAGTTGAGGCTGTTTGATTTGTAGTTGCTTGTGCTCTATTGCTATCAGAAGTATCATCAGCAGCACTTCTAAAGAAGTGATATTCAGCTTGGTTTTCGATTAAATCTATATTGGTTTCTCTTAGTTCCCAATAATGCAAACCTCTATTGCCCCATTCTTGAAACATTATATTCAAAGAACGTCTAGCAGATTTTAGTCTGTATCCGTTTAAATCTTGTACACCGATACGTTCGTATGCTTCTTCTAATATCTCATCAATATAAAAAGTTTTGTCGAACGTTGCTGTTCCTGAAGTAGTGTTAGGCATGTGCTACTCCTTAATATATTTTTTTAAACTCTGCTATAACTGTATGCATATTTCCAGAATCAGCTGCGCCTGGTACAACTAAATTAACATCACTTTGGTTAGTGTTGCTTGATTTATCAGTTTTTAATCCACCAAACTCTCTAAAATCCCAATAACCTGCTCCTACTAAGCCGATGATTGGTATATCACCATCGTCATCTTCTTCGTCCATACGAACATAAGAATCTCCACCATCTCCAGTGTCACTAGAATACCACACTCTTAATAATTGTAAGTGTAAACAAGAATCACCGTTTGAGTTTGTAGCCATTGCTGAAACATCACCAAATACTGTTGTTCCGCCTGTGCCGTCCGATTGATTTACATATTTTATAACCACACGTTGATCATTTTCTTGCATGATCGTTGGTCCTGTTACTACGTCTGCCATTTGTTTCCCTCCTTAATCAAGAAACTGTGGGCCAAAAGGCCCACATAAAGTTTATTACATTACTGAATAATCTAGTTCTACTGTAAATCGTCCAGCTGAAGCATCACCATTCAATGTAGTTGTTGCAAACGCGTATAAATGTTTGCTTGCAACTGCCGCACTAATGTTTGGCTCAAATACATGAAAAGCTGCTGAATCAAAATCAAGATCAACTTCAGTTACTGAGTCTGTTGCAGAAATTCTTGGGTTGATAGATGCAACACCTGCACCAACAATTTCAGTTCCAGAAGAAACAGCTGCGTTAGTAGCTGTTCCAGAAGTTGCACTTAATGATAAGCCTCCAACAAGAGTTGGACCACTAACAGTTGTAACAAGTACAGATGCTTTGTGTATAAAGATTTTAGTAGCTGTTACTAATCCATCAGGTACATCAGTGTTTAAAGTTCCTAGTTCAACA